GCCCTTCGTATAAATCAGGATGCTGCCGAAACCGGGCTTGCCGGCCTCGACGAAATCCATATCCACACGGCACATGCCGCCATGATCTTTCGACGTCACGATGGAATAATCATCCGCCATGACCTCGACCTCCTCGGACTGGAAGGCGAGCGGTAGCTTGAGCGTTCCCGGCCCGGCCTCCTCAAGCGCCGCAATCAGGATGTCTCGCAGGACGAGATACTCCGGCCCGATCAGATAACCTTGCACAACGAACCGCCGCGCCGAGCGGCCGAGGTCCTCCGCATACGGATCGTCGCGCTTCGGATATTGATGAAGCACAACGCGCCGGCCTCCGCGCCGAATATCGGTATCAACCTTGAAGCTCGCACCGCGAAAGCTGGCCGGCTTGAGCTTGTCGCGCCACGGGTTATGCAGATCGCGGATTGTCGCCATTCGGTTCGGTCCTTATTGAACGTCCATCGGCCCCAATGTGGCCGGCTCCATCTGCCGGTGCCGGCGTAGCTCCGTGTTTTGGAAGATGCCTTCGCTCTCCGCGCTCACTCTCGTACCTTGCGGCGCGTGAACGTCAACCTTGACCGTGCCCTCGGCCTTGAGCGCCGGGTTGTTCGCTTGGTCGATAGGCAGCGCATTGAATTGCTGCAATGCCCCACGCGACGCATTGTACCGGCTCCCAATCTGGCGCGCACCTTGATCCGCCGGCCGCTCGAAATTCCGCGTCAGAACACCCGCGACCTCATGCATGTTTGCAGCGTTTGCCCCCATCAAAGCCCGCCGAGATGCCGCATACTCCTTCCGCGTCATAGCCTCTGTCGCCATGTACCGCATCTGCCCTTCCAGACTGCTGCGGTCGAAGCCATTCGCGGCCAGCCACTTGAACATTTCCGACCGCCGCCCGCGCGCGCCGCCGCCCGGATCACGCGCGCCATAGATGCCATATCCGGTTCCTCCGTCGTGCACCGCCTTCGGGTTAAGGCCGCTCTCCACGATGGCCTGCCCTGTCAGGCTCGCCGCTGCATGCCTCAAATTCTCGTCAGGAACCCCGAGCTTGCGCAACTGATCCATCGCCGCCCGCATCGCAACGGCCGTACGGGAGCCGCCCTTCACCGGCTTGTATCCGCCGGCTGGCGCTGCCCCTCCGCCGGAGCCGCCCGCAGGCGCGTCAGGGGCTGGTTTCTCGCCGTCAAAATCCGGGAGGGCCTTATACCCCCCGCCGCCCCAACCCCTACCAGCGCCCCGCGCTGGCCCGCCAGCAGGCCCTCCGCCGCCGGGATTGTAGGCCGTGGGGACGAAAGCGCCGCCGCCCCAGCCATGCCGGCCCTGCCGCAGCGCCCCGTTGGCGTCTTCCAGTTCCTTATTCAGGTTCCGGATGTTCTCCTCCATCTTCTCAAGCGCCCCGATCTCTTTCTGCCTTGCCTCCTCAAGGCGCGCACGCGCCCCGCTGTCCGCCGGAAGCCGGCCGAGCGCGGTGTCCATGCTCCCGATCCGCCTGCGCGCCTCCTCGGCGCGGCGCTGCTGCTCCGCGATAGCCCCGGAGAGCGGGACCTTCCCCATCTCCTTCATGTTCCCGTAGGTGTTCGCATCGGGCGTGAATATCGGCCCGTTCTGCCGCCAGATCTCCTTCGCCGCGCCGGAAAGCCCATCCTTCTCGTAAGCGCGTACAATCGCATTCCACGCCTTTAGGGCCTCGCTTAGTTCCTTGACGAACTTCGCCGCCTCGCGCGCGCCCGCCGCCAGAACGCCGCCCATAGCCCGCCCGATGGTCTCAACATCGTTCGGGTTGATTGCCTCAAGCTCTTTGTTCAAGTCCCGGAAGCCGGGGAGCATCGAAAAACTTACAGTCCGCCCCAAGTCCGTTGCGGATCGCTCAAGGCGGAGCCATGAGCGGTTCAATTCGTCGGCCTGTTGCTGCTGTTCTTCGGAGAGCGGCTTGACCTCTCGCAAAGCCTGCTGAAACTCGCTCCACGAGAGCCGCGCGAACCGCGCCGAACCGAACATCGCCTCCGCGTATCGCTTCGCAGACGCCGGGCTCCGCTTCTGTATTTCTTCCATTCGCTCGAACGCGATGCGAAGCTGATCGGTTGGGTTTTTCGCTGCGCTGATCGCGTTCACAACGTCGCCCGCGCCGAGCTTGCGCAACTCGCCCCGAAGCTCTCCAAGGCGAAGCTGGAAATCTTCCGCATTCCGCTTGAATGTGTTCAAGCCGGAGATGGCTTCATCCGGAGCGAGCGAGACCTTCGCCGCTGCTTGCCCGAACGCCTCAATCTGCTGGGTGGTAAGCCCAAGGTCGCGGGACTGCGCGCGCAAGTCGGCCATCTGCCGAGAGAAGGACCGCATGTGCGTCGCGACGCCGACGATGGACGCCGTGAAGCCGCTTACGCCAAGGCCGAACGCGGACAGCGCCGGGAGAGCTACTGTCCGCACTTCGCGGCCGAGCGCGCCGCTCTCTGTCCGGACGTTCTTAAGTCCCTGTGTTAGACCGGACAGGTTTTCTTTGCGGGAAACATCGAGAAGCGCGTTTCTGATCTTGCGAAGATTGGCGGTGGCGTTATCGACCACCGACGCGCGCATCTTTAGCGGTTCGTCTGCCACCTTTAATCCTCCTTGGCCCCGAGCTTCATCAGCACGTCGGCCCAATCCATGTGCTGTTGCACTTTAGCGCACGGCTTGCGCAGAAACACATCTGGATCGCACCGGAAGAAACGGGCGAGGCGGTAGCAATCGAGGATCAGATGTCTTCCGCGTTCGGCATAAAAAAACTTCCGATGGCCCACGCCGCCCGCGTCCAATCCTTCGACGTAAGCTGACGCACCGCCGAGGTCGGCACCCGAGCAAGCTGCGCGATCATCTGCGTCATCACGGCCGCGTCAAACGTGGGACGTGGCGGATTGATAGAGAAGTCGAAGACAACCGGGAGCCCAATATCCGCGATGTCCGCCCCGGTCGGCTCGATAAATTCCAGCGTCTCTGTCTTCTCGCCATGGGCCATGACTGGCCTTGTCAGCTTGATGGATCGCACAACGGCCGGAGCTTCCGCCCCGGCCTTATTCTCGTCAGCCATTTTTCCCGCCCTTCTCTCTTTCTGCATCAAACGAACTCAATCGGTTCCTTGCCTTCGAAACGAACGCGCATGGAGCCTTCCCCGGTGTTGATCTCAAGCGCCGAAGTACACCAAGCCTCGACAAGCGTGTAGGTCCGCCCGTTCGCAAGCTCGGCCTGCACCGTCGCGTCAACGACGGCCTCGATGTCCTGCAAGGACAAGTTCGGCACAGTCGAAATGTCGCCCTCGATAAACGGGACGCGCGGCATTTCGCTATAGCCATGCACCCCGTCCTGTCCGGCGATGCCCTGCCTCGCGACGCGGCTCGGGGACACCGTGAAATTCCCACGGAGCGGATATTGCCGCCCATTCACTTTGAGGTACGCAATGCCTGCGATACGGTCGGCCATTCTTTCGATCTCCCGTTAGGGTTCTGGTGTGAAAACCGTGTTCCGCCCGTCATGAACAGCGGCGACAATATACCGAGGCAGGGCCTTCGTCACGCCCTCAGACATCGCCGGGGATAGCGTCTCGCAGAATATCACCGGCCTGTGCTTCTCGATCACCTCGCGCGCGCCGGCCAAGACAGAAAGCTCCGCCCCCTCAACGTCGATCTTGATGAGCGACACGGGGAACTTGAAGTAAATGGGCCAAGTCCTGTCGATTGTCATGGTCGGCACCATCAAGCTCTCATCATGCTTTGCCGCCGGATCGCCCTTGACCAGCGACGCGCCAGTGGTCAGCCCCACGCGAGGATTGAAGTGCAAGGCTGCTTCTCCGGACGGCCTATCGGACGCCGCCGCGCGCAGGATGCGGACGCGCGACTTGACGCCATTCATTGCCGCATTGATGCCGAAGCGCCACTCATTCGCCGGCATAGGCTCGAACGCGAGGACATTTGCCCCGGCCTTTGCCGCGAGGATGGAATAGAGCCCCGTATAGGCCCCGACATCAATAACGCCTTGCGCGCCCTTGAGGGCCTTCGCCCATGCCGCGCGCGTCTCCGGCTCGTACCCCTTGCCCTCCGTCTCGTGGAAGACACAGCGGTCGGCCTCCGAGACCAGAACCGCCCGCAAATCACCCGCCTTGAAATCGGTCACGCCCATGCTTTTTGTACCCACGGCACCGGACAGTTGTGCGGCTTGTTGCTCCCGCCGAAAGTGACAACAGCCGCGCGCTTCGGAGCGCAATTCGTGATCTCGCGATAACCGCAGAAGTACCCCTCAGGGAGAACGTCCTGCAACAGCGTCGCGTTCGGATCAAGCTCCTCAATCACGCGCTGGTCGCCGTATCGCTCGAACTTCTCCATCATGTGGCGTTGGGCCTGAAACTGCACCCACACATCCTCGCGAAAGCCCGGCCCAATCGTCAGAACCGATGAAGCATATTTGCACGGCCACGAAAGATTGCCGGAGAGCCTCGTGAAGTTTTTGCTGATCGCGAACCTTGGTTCGGCTGCGATCTGAGCGAGGGGTGCGAGGTCCCCAACGATAACCGTATCGAGGTCGAAGAAAATGACGTGCGATCCCTCACGCCATCGCTTCTCGAAAAGCGCCATCTTGAGCCACCAGCCCGGCAACCCAAGATCGGCGCGGTTGATGAAGGTGACGCCCTCGCACCGCTCAGGCTGATCCGTGAGGCAGACAAACGCATGAGGGACCTTGAGATGCCGGCGGACCATGTTGCGGAGGCGCTCGACGTAGGTGAACGGATACCGCGTGCCAGTCCGCACGCATGCGACAATCAGCTTGCTCACCGCTTGAAGCCCTCGAAATATTTCAGGATGCGTCCGGCAACCGCCGTCCAGTTGTTTTTGATCGCTGCCGCGCGCGACGCCTTCGCGTCGAACGCCCGCACCGCCTCATCCCACGGAACGGTCGGCCCCTTATAGGTGAGAGCGCGGATCGAGGACAAGAGGTCCGGCCGGATGTAGCCCTCCGCGCAGACCGGCAAGGCCCCAGCCATCGCCGTTTCGAGGACCGTAAGCCCCAAGCTCTCGCGGTGCGTCGGGAGGAATAGGTGGCTGACATTGTACTCCGGCAGCAACTCCTTGAAGGGGATATGCTCGCGATTGAATGCCGGAGGCTTCCCGCCCCGCTCAACCGTCATCACTCCGCCGTTGCAAAGCCGGCGAACGGTCGCCATCTTGAAGCCGACACCGCGCCACGCTCCGCTCTCGACATACGCGAGCGCCTGATCCGTGATCGACGCGGTTGTGTCCATCCCCTCGTGATAAAGCGGGTGATCGATAAGGATGCGCAACTCCTCTCGGCTTTGCTTCGGCGTCAAGAGAACGTCGTCAGCAGCCCAGCCGATATGATGATGCCCTTCCTGAAATTTTCCCGGATGAGCTATCGAGAATGTAACGTCGGTCGATGGTGCCGCGAGGGGACAGTCATGCACCTGCGCGACGCAGCCGGAGACGGCCTTGCGCATGATGTCCGCGCACACCGCAGGGATGCGCGAGAAGTGCCGCGAGAAGCCTAGAGCGTGGTCGATCCCCGCCCCGTGCATCCGCCGCGCTACCTTCTCCCAATGAGCCACGATGTCCTGCTTCGGCCAGCGCACGTCCGCGCCTTGCTCGCAGATCACCTCGTGACCGGCCTTCTGAAATTCCCGGATAAGGTAGTGCTGCCATAACCCGGAGAAATTCTTGATCTCGTCAATCGAGAAATGCCGCTTCGCCGGCAACACGAGAATTTTCATCGCTCCGCCCACCTTTCAAGATATCGCCACCACTCATCAGCATATGGCGCGTTCTCGTAGCCGGGCATCGACGGGACGCCCTCCGTGAAATGCACAATCTTCGGATCAATCTCCGGCGATGAATGACCGACAAGCCAATTCCACTCCGGTGGTAGCTCCCCGATCATATCGTCATCGAGCCATCCGAATTGATGCAGCCAGAGGCCGCGCGCGCTGTTCACAACCTCCGGCGTCAAAGCCTTCACCGCAGGATGATCGCAGTTGAATAGCATCACGCTTGACCAATTCTTTCGGCCATACTGTTGCTGCGCCTGCCCGTCCATTTTGGTCCCGGCTTCCGGGCGGTAGTCGTGCTTGACCACCATCACCGCCTTGCTCGGGTCCGCAAGATCGAATAGCCGATGAAGATTGCCGCGCACCATCATGTCCGCGTCCATGAACAATGCCCATCCTTCGCCAGCAAGATGCGGCGTCAGAAAGCGCGAGATTGCAAACTCGGTGCTCATCGGCGCTTGGCTGATCGTGTCGAACAACCGCCCGTCGCGCCGCTCATGCTTGCGCGTATAGAGCCCTTGCGCGCGAAGCCGCGACAAGACAAGCCCGCGTACCGGCATCATCGAACTCAGATTTGCAAGGATACTCTCGCGCGCGATGGCGAAGGACTGGACCTCCGCCGGCCTCGGATCAAACCCTATGAAGGTGGACAATCGCATCATCAATGCTCATTTTCTCGAAGGTTGTTATGGCGCTCGGCTTGGTGTTGATGATCTCAACATCTTTCAAGCAAGGCTTGAACAGGTCGAAATACTTCGCCCATGCTTCCCAATTTTTCCGGTTTTGCGTCCGACGCCGCTCATAGTGCTTGTCGTTGTGCCGGAAATCGCGCGACGGGTGATAGTCGCCGTTATAGTCGTAGCCGAACAGAACAATTCGCTTTGCCCGTTTCAGCAGCGCGATTTGCAAAGCGCCGAAACCGGACGTTCCGCCGGTGAAGATGCGGCGCGGATCAGTCGAGACACCCTCGCCCGGAAGCCGCCGAATGAGCGTGACATTCTCCGGCGGTGCGATTTGCTTTTTGTAATCCTCCGGGCATGCCCAATAAACCCGCATCGGAACGGCCGCGAGCTTGTCGCGCCAGTCTTCGAAGCGCGGCATATCAAGGCCGAAGCCTGCATCCGCCCACGGGATATCGAAGATGGAGCCCTTGATTGCCAGCACGTGCGCGCCGCGAAGGCGCTCGAAATCAAAACCCCTAAGTGATGGGCCTCCTGCGACAATGGCCACAGGCCGATCATCCCACCAAGGCTCCGAGACCTTCCCATACATTCCGCCCTCCAAATCAAAAGAGGCGGCCACTATGGACCGCCCCTTGTCTGCTTGTCGATGGCCTTAGATGACTTCGCGGTCAACGCCTCTTGCGTATTGGAGACGGAACTGGGCGACAACAGCGAAGATGCGCAACTGGTTCACAAGGTCCGGCGGATAGATCACGTTCACCCGGTTCGGGTTGTTCGGGTCGCGCTCCACCACAAGGTTCTCGGCGAAGGATCGCGCGTCCTCGACCAGACCGTCAGCCTCATCCAGCGAGTATTGCGCGATCAGTTCGCCCTTGATGACCTTCGGCGTTACCACGGCCTGCCCCACGCCGAACCGCGTCCCGTCGTTGGCGAGCTTGTGCCGGGGATACTTCGTCGTGATGCGGTGGCGCTGCCGCCGCAGAAGCTCCGAGAGCGTCGCGAGCGTCGTCATCAATTCATAGGCGTCGTCGCCCTGATTGTACTTGTTTCGCTGGTATGTCGTCGTCTCGCGCGAGATTTGCATTTCACCGGATGTCGTGGCGAATTGCGTTGCGAGGCCGACGCCGGCAAGCGCACTGCGCTCCGCGACGTTGCGGCGCTGGTGTGGCGGAGCCGGGAGGATGCCGGTCAGCGTCAGCGTGTGCAGCGGTCGCGAGGGCGAGTTGAGGAATGCGCGGCCAGCCTTCGCCGCATATGCCGCCGCCGCTTCCCACGGGCAGGAGGGCACATTCGCTTCAAGGTCCATGATCGAAATAACCGGATAGTTATTCGTCGGCCCGTAGGACATTTGCGTCGCGTAGCTGCCTTTCTTTGCCGAGTAGACTTGGCCGAACAACTGCCGACGCCATCCCCACCGGCCATTCTCCCCGAAGCCGAACTCCGCTTCAACCGTCAGGATCGATGCGCCGTCAGTGTAAGGCAGCGCAACGAACTCATACGGCTCGTCACCGAGCGCGGCCATCGCAGCGGAAAGGTCCGGAGCGCCGGCCCCGCCGTTCATCGCGACGATGGAGACCGCCAAGCCCGGAGGCATGCTCTCGCCCTGCATCGCGCCGCGATAGTTGTGGCGGATGTCGATGCCGTTTCCGTCGATGCCCTTCCAGCGGCAAGTGAGGTCCACCTGCGAGCTTCCGGTGGCGCTCAGGACTGCGACGACAGGCATGTGCGGGTTGTCGTTGATCGCGTCCACGATCTTCGCCGCGATCTCCGCCGTATCATCGTCGGCCGATACCCCCACCGGGACGCGGCGACCGGCCACGTACAGGTAAAGCACGCCATCCGAAGACGCGGCCTGCGTGACCGTGATCGAGCCCTCCGCCGCAACGCCCGCGCCCGGCTCCTCGACCGGGAGCACCCACAATTCATGTGCGAAATTGTTGGCGAAGAATGCTTCGCCCATGTTGTCCAGCATCGAGCCGAGGCCGGCGAGGTCTCGCAGTTGTTCGAGCGAGCCGACCGCAACGGGGACATTCGCCTCACCCGTGCCGGTTGATAGCATCGTGCCGAGCAAGAGACACGGGACGCGCGAAACCGGATTGCCGGCCATCGAGCCATCGACCTCAACCCAGTAGAGCGGCTGCTTGAGGTTCTGCGGAATGACATTGAAATCAACGGACATGGCGGACGCCTCCTTGCGTCATGGTGGTTACGTCAGAAACGAAAGCACTCGCCGCCCGCGAGTTAAACCGTCAGACCTTGTTCGACCCGGAAGTCTGCCGCCGCCCGCGCGGCGCAATCTGCGATGCCGGGCTGTCGGGGAGAATGGTCCGCATGCTCTCCGTTACAAGGGAGCCATCCGCGATCCGTCGATGAGTGAAATTGTCCGCCGGCCACATCGTGCCGCCTTCGCCACCGGAGAGCGCACCGGCCTTCGGGTGCATAAGGCCCGCGCCATCGCTTCCGGGGTAAACCTTAATCCTGTTCGCGCTGCTCGCCATCGCGT